GCCGCTAATCAGCTAACAGGAACAACTTTAGCTCCAAGTGTAGTTACCAGTAGTTTAACCACAGTTGGAGTACTAACAAACTTAACAGTTACAAATACTATAACAGGTAGTATAACTGGTAATGCGGCAACAGTTACTAACGGTATATATACAAGCACAACATATCAAAATCCAGGATTTCTGGGAAGTTTAGCAGGATCAAAAATTACGGGTGATATTGCGGGTAATGCTGGAACAGTTACTAACGGTGTTTATACAAATCAGATTTACAATAATCCAATCTTTATCTCAGCACTGAGTCCAGATAAAGTTTTACCATCGCCGGTGGGACAAAGCGGCAAGTTTTTAACAACTAACGGTGCGTCTGGAGGCTATTCTTGGAGTGCTGTTTCTAATCTACCAGGTGGTGCGGCAAATAAAATTCTTTACCAGTCAGGTATTGGAATTACAGATTTTATCACAGCACCTACTTCCATAAACACATTCTTAAAATGGAATGGAACAGTATTTGAATGGACTGCAACTGGCGCAGGGCAAGGCACTGTTACTCAAGTACAGGGTACTGGAACAGTTAGTGGCATCACATTGACCGGAACAGTTACAAGTAACGGTAATTTAACGTTAGGCGGCGCACTAACATTGGCCAGTGGTGATATCACTGGCGCATTGGGATTTAATCCAGTTCAGCTGGGATCGTTTAGCGTAACAACAGCGGCCGCAAGTGGCGGCGGAAGTTTAGCATTTAATTCTACATCAGGCGTATTTACATTTACGCCACCAGCACCTCCAGTAGGTACCGTAAGTACATTGAGTGTTACGTCAGCAAATGGCTTTTCAGGCACGGTTGCCACAGCCACAAGCACCCCTGCCATTACTATTGGAACAAGTATTACTGGATTGTTAAAAGGTAACGGCACCGCCATATCAGCCGCAGTTGCTGGCACTGACTATTTTCAACCATTTGGAAGTCAAGCGGCCAACACAATATATGCGGCTCCTAATGCGGCTTCGGGCGTACCTTCATTCAGAGCATTGGTATCAACTGATATCCCAGTTCTAAATCAAAATACAACCGGATCTGCCGCACGATTAACTGTAGCAAGAAACATTAACGGCCAACCATTTGACGGTCAAGCGGATATCAGTGTCACAGTTCCAGCTTCAACCGGTATTACTGGACTTGCTGGCAGTATGTCAAGTTTCTTAACCACTGCTACAAGTGCAAGTCTGGCAAATACTATAACTGATGAAACCGGATCAGGAGCATTGGTATTTGGTACTTCTCCTAGTTTAACTAGTCCGGATATTGCAACAAGCATCACTACTACTACTACAGGAACATTTGCTTTAATCAATACTGGTGCTACTACAGTAAACTTTGCTGGTGCGGCCTCATCAATAACAGTTGGAAATGCCACCAGTGCAACATTGACATTAAATCCAGGAACTATTGCTACCGGTCAAACTAGTGGAACATTGGCATTGTTCAACACTAGTCTAACTGGAACATTAAACTTTGCGGCGCTGGCAACAACTGTTGCTGAATTTGGCGCGGCCACAACATACAGTCTAGGAAATACAGCAACAGACGCACAAACTGTAAACATGTTTACAGCAAGCACTGGAGCAAGTACATATAATTTTGCTACAGGTGCTACTGTAAGTGGCACTACTAAAGCAATTAACATTGGCACAGGCGCCGCCGCAACTTCCTTCACAAATATTACAATTGGATCAGGTAATGGCGGCACATTGACATTAAGCAGTCCAACATTAACAGTATCTGGTAATTTAACATCGGCGGGCAGTGTTCGAGTAAACGGCTCTGGGTCATCAATAGGATATTCAACAGGAGCAGGCGGAACTGTTACACAAGGTACAAGCAGAACAACTGGTGTTAGTCTAAACAAGGCAACAGGTCAAATTGTCTTGTTTAATACAACTACAACAGCAGGCCAACTATCAACGTTCACTGTTACAAACAATACAGTAGTTGGCACAGATACAGTGGTAGTAAATCAAAGCGCCGGCTCGGGAATCTATATAACTTCTGTTACAAACGTTACTACAAATTCGTTTAACATAACAGTTTTTACCCCGTCCGCAGTGAGTTCTACTGAAGCGCCAGTACTTAATTTTGCAGTAATTAAAGCGGTAGCGGCTTAATAAAAATAGCATATTATGGTATAAGATAAATATTGAACAAAGAGAGATTACTATGCAAGGTAAAGATTTAACCGGAATTCACATAGAAGGCCATATTAAGATTTTCAACCCAGAATCGGGCGAAATCTTCATCAATAAACGCAACGCAATTCACTATGAAAATATGAGTATTGCGCTAGCCCAAACCCTGGCCAATAGTTCAAAAGGCGGAACTGTGTATCAAATGGCATTTGGCAACGGAGGTACCGCAGTTGATCCAACTGGTATCATCACATACCTGACCCCAAATAGCTCAGGAAGCAACGCTAGTTTATACAATCAAACTTTTGCTAAGGTAGTTGACGGACAAAGTAGTAACAATACNGATCCAACAAGAAACTATCTNGAAACACGCCACGTAACTGGAACAAATTATACAGATTTATTTGTAACTTGTTTACTTGATTACGGCGAGCCCGCGGCACAACTAGCATTTGACAATGCCAACAACACTAATGATAGTTTTGTATTTGACGAGCTAGGACTAGTAAGTTATAACCCAAATGGTACTGGTTTGCTACTAACCCATGTTATTTTTAATCCTGTGCAAAAAAGTTTAAATCGTTTGATTCAGATAGATTATACGGTTCGTATTCAAAGCCTAACCGGTTTGACAGGAGCTTAATAAATGGCATTATATCAAGTTACATTTACTGAAACAAATAATCCGTTAAAACCTCCAATNACAGTTGAAGATTTAACAATTAATACCCAAACGTCCGTGACGTTTATTGGCAAAAACTATTCAGGGTACGGGCCTTTAATTGCAAAAAACTTTTTACACTTGTTAGAAAATTTTTCTGGCCCATCAAAACCGCTCAATGCAATNCAAGGTCAATTATGGTTTGATAACAGTACAGGTGTAAGTCAACTCAAAGTAAACATTGACGGTACTCAATCCGGNTGGACAAGTGCAGGGGGTGTAAAAAAGTCTCCCAGCGCACCAACAGTGGCAACCAGTATTCAAGGCGATTTATGGGTTGACACTGTTAATCAACAATTGAGTTTGTANACAGGCAGTAACTGGTTGTTAGTGGGACCAACATTTAGTCAAGGTTCACAAACCGGNCCCAAATTAGAAACAATTGTAGATACGTTAAATATTTCTCATACTGTGCAAAGCATCTATGTAGAAAATAAACGTGTAATGATTATTAGTCCTACCGCTTTTACTCCGAAGTCTACTCAATCTGGATTTACTCAAATTAATAAAGGTATAAATCTTTATTCCGAGGCATCTGGCGAGCTGTACCGATTACATGGTATTGCTACTCAGNCTGATACAATATCAGATCCAACAAACTCAAAGATTCCATTAACTTCTAGCAGTTTTTTAAGAACGGATGATCCTAGAGGTAGTACAACTAACTATAGTTTAAATGTACGTAATGCAGGCGGTTTAACTGTTGGATCAGACACGGGTGCATTGACNATATTTACAGAGTCTGCAACCAATGCGGCAACAATTTATGCNAANAGCGGAAACAGCATCGATTTTAAATTAAATGTCAACGGTTCAGCAAGCACAATACTACATTTAGATCCTAACTCTTTTGTAGGTGTTAACAAAACTAACCCAACATCTGCATTGGATGTTAATGGCTCAATTTCTGCAGATCAGCTCAGTTTAATCAGCACCAATGCAAGTAGTCTAACGCTGGCCGGAGGCATTGCTATTAGTGGTCCTGCATCATTAAAAACTTTAGATGTTAATGGAGAATTAACTGTAAATGGTGATATTCATCCTTTACAGAATGGAGTTTATAATATTGGCGCCGAGCCTACAACAGGCGGATCCAGATTTGCCAGCATCTATGCAACTAACTTTTACGGCAATTTTAATGGTACATTTGCTGGCGGATTCCAAGGAAGTGTTAGCGGATCCGCCACCAAATTAGCTAGTCCAACTAAATTTGTATTGCAAGGCGATGTTATTAATTCAAGTAATGACCTTACAGATTTTGACGGACAGAATCAAACAATCACATTTAACACAATATTAACAACCAGTGCTATTGCAAGTCAAGAACAAGTAACATCTACTCTGGTAACTGACGAGCTTTTACTTCGACGTGATGGCTCAGCAGGTTTGAAAAAAGTAACAGTTCAAACGTTAACTGCGGGTTTTGCAACCGTGCCAGTTGGTTCAATAATTCCGTTTGCTGGCGTTACTTCTAAAATACCAAACGGTTACTTGCTGTGCGATGGAGCGGAAGTGAGTCAATCTGTGTACAGCGGATTGTTTGAAATAATAGAATATAGTTATAAACCGTCCAACTCGTTAGACGGTTTTGGAACATTTGCATTGCCAGATTTGCGAGGAAGATTTGCATTGGGTCGTGATAATATGTTTAATAATATACAAGTGAGTACTCCAGCGGGCATTTCTATATACACAGTTACTAGCCCAGCAGGACGAGTGACAAATGCGTTTGCACAATCAATCGGCGGTGTATCGGGCGCCGAAACAGTTTCCATAACTACTACTAACCTTCCTGAACATAGACATTCGAACAGGGGCTTGGCAAATAATCAATATTTTGGAGTAAGAAATGTTCCAGGCGAGCCTGATGATGGCGACGCATTCCCTGGCCCAGGTGGTCAAGCGGCCGGCCAAGCACAATATTTGTCGAACAGTGGCGGAGTTATATCTGACACAACTCCCCACCAACAAGAATTGCTTAATATTATGAATCCTTATTTGGCTGTTAATTATATCATATTCACTGGAGTAACAGCATAATGAGTTATACTATATTAAAAAGCAATGGCGAAACATTGACCCAGGTAATTGACGGCCAAGTCGATCAAACCACAACAGATTTAACATTGATTGGAAAAAATGCGGCAAGTTACGGAACATTTTTTAATGAAAATCTTGTATTTTTACTAGAAAATTTTGCAAACACCGATGCTCCAAATAATCCTATTATTGGGCAGTTATGGTATGACACTAGTACAGGCCGTTTGAAAGTTTATGACGGAAATTTGTTTAGAGTATCAGGCGGGGCAATTGTGTCAAATGCTATCCCATCACAACTTGCGACCGGAGACATGTGGATTGATAGTAAAAATCAACAATTGTATTTTAATGACGGTGTTGCAAACATACTGGCAGGCCCGATATATACACAAAGTCAAGGATTATCTGGATTTCAAACCGGTTCTATTATTGATATCTATAGTGTGGCCCACACAGTTTTGTTTTTATATTTGAAAAAAACCTTAATTGGAATCTTCAGTCTAGATGAATTTACTCCAAATTCTCCTGTAGCTGGATTTTCTGGAATAATCGGTGTAGGTTTTAATGCCAGTAGTCTTCCAGGTATTACATTTAATGTGCAATCTAAGTCAGCAACAATTTTAATTGCGGCAGACGGCACTAGTAAAACAGCCGAAAACTTTTTAAATACAGGTATTGCAGGTGTTGGTGCGGCTGACTACAAACAAATAACTACCAGCCAATTAGTAATTGCAAACTCTAAACCGTTGACGTTGGGACTTGCACAGAACAGCACAATTGAAGTGGATACTGGAACATTTAGCTTAAATGCTAAAACTATTGGACAAAATTTTGTAATTGCAGTCAATCCCAACGGTGCAAATACCCCTGCGGTGTTTGTGAAGAGTGCTTCACAACAAGTAGGTATATTCACAACAAATCCACTTGCAACTTTGGACGTTAACGGAAATGCAATTGTTAGAGGAAATTTAACTTTATCCGGAACTTCTTTGATTATTAATACTTCATTAGTTCCAGCAAGCGCAACAGCAGATGGCCTTCCTGGGCAAATAGCTTGGGGGTCAAGTTTTGTTTATATCTGCGTGGGAGTAAACACATGGAAAAGAGCGGCACTTAGCAGTTGGTAACACTAGCTTATAACGATAAATATTAGGAACGAGGAATAACTGATGTCATACACCATTAATCGATACAACGGAACACAAATAACTGTGGTTGCCGACGGAACAATAGATAGCACATTATCAATTAAAATGATTGGTAAAAATTATGCTGGCTATGGCGAATTACAAAATGAAAATTTTGTATTTTTATTAGAAAACTTTAGCGGCGCAAACAGCCCCAATAACCCGCTTTCGGGACAAATTTGGTTTGATAGTGCCAATAGTAAATTAAAATTCTTTGACGGTAGCAAATATCGTGTAGCAAGTGGTGCCGAATCAAGTGCTACTGCACCAGTAGGGTTAACTCCTGGCGAATTTTGGTATGATACTGCAAACAAACAAATTTATGTTTGGAATGGAACAACATTTACACTAGTTGGACCCCAAAGTGTTGCAGGCGCCGGCACTACTCAGATGCAAAGTATCAGCGTATTAGATGATGTTGGAGCAAGCCACTCAGTTATCCAAGCAGTAACTAACGGCCAGGTAATGTATATTGTTAGTGCAGACGAGTTTATACTTAGCACTAGTTTAAATCCAATTACTGGTTTTACAAAAATTGGTAAGGGTATCACACTAGTTAACAGTACTATCGGTAGTGTGCTTGGAAGAACCAGCACCACCGACCAAAGATTTTGGGGAACAGCAAGCGACTCGGATAAATTAGGCGGCATTGCGTCCAGCGAATATTTAAGAGCCAACACAACAAGTTTTGCAACTCCTATTAATTTTAGTAACGCTGGATATACAGTTGGAGCTCTTAGAGATTTGGAAGTTAAGATTACTGGAAGCACTCCAACTATTGCAAACGTATTAAGTAATACAATTACTTTTTTAACAACAGTAGCAGGCGTTACCAGAAATCCATTATCTTTAGTAGGCACAGATTTGATCCCAGGAGACACTAATATTTCAAGTATTGGATCTCCAACCAAAATTTATAACACAATTTATGCGGCATCATTTAGCGGCATTGCAAGTCAGGCCAATCAGATTTTAGAAACAGTTAGCGGTTTATATCGTTCAGGTAATACTGGTGCGGCCGCAAGTACTGTAGCAGTTCGAGATGCCAGCGCAGACATTTATGCCAACGTGTTTCAAGGTATTGCTAGCTCAGCAGACTACGCTGACTTGGCCGAAAAATATCTAGCAGATGCAGAGTATCTTGTTGGAACAGTTGTGACAATTGGCGGCGAAAAAGAAGTAACTGCATGTACAGTTGGCGACAGAGCAATTGGTATTGTTAGTGCAAATCCGGCTTACATGATGAACAGCGGTTTAGAAGGCGGCACTTATATTGCATTGAAAGGTCGTGTGCCGTGCAAAGTAGTTGGACAAGTTAAAAAAGGCCAACGTTTAGTAGCTGGAACCAACGGCGCGGCACAGGTAGCTTACAACAGCAGTTCAGATGTGTTTGCAATTGCACTGGGTACCAGTAACGAGCCCGGCGAAAAAACTATTGAAGTTTTAGTACTATAAAGGAATTATTATGCCTGGTGTAGGTCAAAAAATATTAGCTTCGGACTTTAATGCTGTTCAGACTTTTGCTCAAAATGTATTGGGAGTTGGTTCCGGACAATACGGATTTGGTCAACTAGTTGCTAGTACGCAAGTAAGGGTAGGAGATCCATTTCTATTACAGGATTGGATTAATTTACGTACTGATTTATTAAAAATTGGCGCCCATCAAACCGGCTCTGCGACCGAAGGTTCACTGTTAACTATTCCTGGTAATTTGGATCCACGCAGTGTCAATAGTTTTATTAGTATATCAGGCTCGGGCCCTTACTTGGTAACGTTTGGATTTACAGCCACACCCGGCAATATTATACCTTCCGTTGGCGCACCTTATAAAATTCAAGGATCTGCAAACGCAAATTACAATGGTGTTTATTTGTCAACTGCAAGTACTCCCAGCACAATTACATTAAGTTATAACAATAACCCCGGAACTTACAGCACAGTGAAACCTGTAAAAATTAGTAGTGTGTTAACAGATGCGGTAAGAGCTCAGTATCTATCCTATGCGCAAAATGCATACCTTAATGCGTATAATCCAACGGTTACTATTACAGGAACAACCAACGCCACTACTACTATGAGCAGTGCAAATGCTTCAATTCTGATGCTGGGTGCTACTATTATTGGATCTGGAATTTCAGCAACTACTACAGTCACAGCAGTTTTGCCTGGCACAAGTCTTACATTGAGCAATGCGGCCGGTACTAGCATATCAGGCGGCACGTTTACACTTACACTATTATCTGGAGTTAAAGTAGTAGCTGGTAACCAACTGAGTACAGAGCCCATTACTTCTGTTACAAGAACAACAGCATGGAACGGAAATATACAGGCCACAGCAACTATCACTTTTCCATCACGTGATGGCGCTAGAGCATTCTTCAATAGTGGCAGTGCTTTTGAATTCTCTCCGTCACTAACTGGTTCTTTTGGATCAGGATCAGTTTTAAAAGATCAAACATGGCAAGTTATGTTTAGCCAAATCAACAAGATTGCTTTTAGAGCCAATGACTGTATTCAAACTCCTACAGATTATTCTCCAACTCCTAGTACTCATTACCCAATTGGGTATTTTGGGTTGACCACATCTGATAGATTAGTTTTTAGTAAACAAGCACCGAGCGGCGCATATTCCGCCAACGTATTAAATGTGTTTGCCCGTCTGGATGCCACAGGCACAATTTTAACAATCATTATCAGATTCCAAGATGATGCCAGTGCGGCTCCTCCTTACGGAATTGATGAAAACGTTGACGGTATATTAACTATTGATATTTCAGCGACCCGTGCAAGTGGTGCAAATGTATCTGTAATTACTCCGCCGGTCAACGTAACATCAATAGCATAATTTATTTTTGCAAGTTGTCTACAAAGACTATATAAAAGAAAGAGGTAAACGTGGCAACATTAGGTCCAGGATTAGGTAATGTTATATCTGCAAACACACTTGGGGATTATAACACAATTCAAGCCGCAGTAGCAAAAGTACTGGGGGCTCCAACCGACTCAACACCACGATTTGGATATAATCAATCAGTTTCCAGTAGTCAAGTTTCTGTTGGTAATAAAGTAACACTAAGTCATTGGCTAAACCTACGAACAGATGCCATCAAAGCTCGCGGCCATCAATCAGGTTCAGGTTCTGAATCCAATAACATTTCTGTCCCAACCAGTGCTGTTTTAATTAGAGAAGCATTACGTTTGGAATATTTCGATTATGCAGTCACATTAAACACTTATCGTGATACTCTTGGTACCGGCCAATTCACAATTGACACTGCAAACACATCACATCGACTGGATGATTGGAATGGAAATCTTGTTAACACTATCACTATGAACTTTGGTGATGTTCCAACCATCAGAGCATTTTTCAACGCAGGCGGCATAGTAAAATTTAATGTGGGCATGACAGGTACTTTTAATAGCTTTAGTACAGTAAAAGACAACACATGGGTAACTATGTTTAGTCAGATGGGTACTATTTCAATGGATCGTACTAGTACATATCTCGATGCTGGCAGTACTGGAACTCCTTCAACTGGTATCGGTTATTTTAATTTAACCAACACTGATCAAACTATTTTTATCAAAGCCGCGCCCGCAGGTGCTTATGCGGGAAACGAATTTAGAATACTTGCAAAAATATCAGGCGGCACGGTAATTTTTACAATTCAGTATAATGACATTAGCCTTGGCTCCGGCGGCCCTAACTTTCCGGGCACAAGTGCAGGCACACCAGGCGGTATAAACGATGAATACATCGACGGCCAAATAACTCAAACAGTGGTAATCCACAGACCCAGCGGCAGTTATGTTAGTATAGCTTCACCGACCACTTCACTAACTGGCGATTTTCAAAATGCCAGCGGAGCAGTATATGGTTTAGTGGCCAGCAACTATGTGGTGAACGAAGGTAGCAGTGTAGTGGTCACACTCAACACTAGAAACGTTCCAAACGGTACATTTGTAACTTATCAATGCACTGGTAATATCAATTACACAGTTAATGGCATTACAAATTCAAGATTCAGCGCAGGCTCCACAGACAGCTATTTCACAGTTAATAACAACACTGCTCAAATTGCATTCACAGTGGCCAACAATTTGTTCACTGACGGCNACACCAGTTTTAACGTTGTTCTTTATAATGGTTTAGCCAGTACCACAATTTTCATCAACGACACTTCAAAAACTCCAACAGGCACACAGTTGTTCACCGCAGTTGGTAATCAACAATGGACCGCACCAGCAGGTGTTAGAACAGTCAGTGTGATTATTTTGGGTGGCGGTGGCGGCGGCGGTAATCATGCAGGCGGTGGTGGTGGCGCTGGACAGTATAGGCTACTAACTACCAATGTCTTACCTGGCCAGGCTTATGGTATAACTGTGGGTGGCGGCGGCTCCAACGGCGGCGGCGCAGGCGGGCTTTCAAGTTTTGGCGGTAACAACTCAGGCGGCGGCAGTGCCGGCGGCAACGGCTCAACCAGTGGCACCGGCACAAGTGGAACTCATAATGGTGGTGCTGGCGGAACTTCTGGCAACGGCTTCGGTGGCGGAGCCAGCTTTAATAACTCTGGCAATCAGTTTTTAAATGCAGGTGGTGGTGGTGGTGGCGCTGGTGGAGCTGGTAGTGCTGGCTCAAATACTGCTGGCACAGGCTATGATGGCGGCACTGGCGGTATAGGAGTTGCTTATTCATTCTATCCTAGCGTAACTGGTCTCATAACATATTATGCGGCAGGTGGAGGTGGAGGTGGAGCCGCAGGTGTAGGCGGTTTCGGAACTTACAGTGCTGGCAATGGCGGCTCTGCCGCTGTTGGTACAGGCGCAGCCGCAAATACTGGCTCGGGTGGCGGAGGTGGCGGAGCCAGTATAAGTGGCGGCACTATATTCACACGTACACAAACTTCTCAAGCTGGCGGCCTTGGCGGCTCTGGACTTGTCTGGGTTGGCTGGCCCTAAAATCTCAATCAGAATCTATTGACATGATAACTACTAGAGTGTATACTACACACTCAGTGGAGTCATTATGGACGAACGAATAGAAAAAGCATTTGAAGTGGCCAATTATATGGCTACACTTTCAAATCAAAGACGAGTCATTCTTGAAGAATACAATCAAAAATTAGTATACTATATTAACGGCGCAACCTTTCGTGTTGATTATAATTTAATTAACTTTGCCAAAAATTTAGTAGACATGGAGCATACTGAAAATATTGCATTTGTGGATGCAAATAATCAGCCAGTGATCATTGCTGATGTACAAGATTTTCTTGACAATTTGATATCTGTATATTTTGAAGCNGTGAACGAATATCAAACTAAATTTGCTGAAATTAAGAAAAAACGCAATGTAAAAGATCTTGTTGAACTATGACAACTGGTTGCTTGATTTTTGCTCAAAACACAGTTGGTGTAGACTATGTCAAACTGGCATTGTTTGCGGCTAGACGTGTCAAAGAACATTTGAATATTCCAGTAAGCCTTGCTACTGACAGTCAAGCCTGGCTAGAGTTTTATCCTGAACACACTGAAGTGTTTGATAAAATAATTCCTATCCAAGGAAATACAACTCAGCAAAAAAAGTTTTATGATGGATCTCTGGCCTACAAACTGGCCGAATGGAAAAATTTAACCCGTAATCAAGCATACGATATTACTCCGTATGATCGTACACTGGTAATCGACAGCGACTATATCATCAACAGTAACACACTGGAAAAAGCATTAAAAAATGATTATAGTTTTCAGATATTTCGTAAAAGTTTTGATTTAGCTGGATGGCGAGATGACAGTAGTTTTATGCGTATTAATCAATACAGTGTTCCTTTCTATTGGGGAACTGTGTTTATATTTGAAAAAACAGCCAGCACACGCAGTTTGTTTGATCTTATAGAATACATAAAACTCAACTGGGAATATTTTAGAATTATCTATAAAATTGATAGTCCAACATTTCGTAACGATTTTGCTTTTAGTATTGCCATACACGTTATGAACGGCAGTACAGAAGGAGATTTTGCGCACGAGCTTCCTGGACTAATGACCTATGTGTTGGATAGAGATATCATGGTTGATATGAAAGAAAACAAGATGAAATTTCTTGTTGAAAAAGCACACTACCCTGGTGAATACACATTGGTAAGTACCAATGCAACNGATGTACATGTNATGAATAAACAAAGTTTAACACGATATATAGACGGAGATCATGATGTCTAAAGGGTTTGTAGTTTTAGCAAAAAACACAGACGATACAGATTACGTCAAACAAGCCTATGTGCTGGCGCTGAGTATACATGCAACTCAAACAGAAACAGCCATTAGCATTATTACTAATGATAATGTTCCGGAAGAATACCAAGAAGTGTTTGATCAAATCATTCCAATACCGTGGGAAGATCAAATTTCGTCAAGGTACGTAGCAGAACATCGTTGGAAAATATACCACGTAACTCCTTACGATGAAACAATTGTGCTAGATACAGATATGATATTTTTGCAAGANATCAATGATTGGTGGTGGTACTGTCAAGATCACGAGTTATTATTTTGTACATCTGCACTTGATTATAAAGGCGATGCTATTGAAAATAGCATATACAGAAAAACTTTTACAGCAAACGATTTGCCAAGTCCTTATTTTGCATTGCATTATTTTAAAAAATCACAACGTGCAGAATATTTTTACAAAACACTAGAATTTGTGGTTAACAACTGGGCATGGTGCTATGGCAAATTGGCCAGCGAGCATTATCAAAATTGGTTAAGTATGGATCTATCAGCGGCCATTGCTGTGGAGTTGTGCGGTTATCACAGTTCTGTAGACGTGTGTAGTCCATTAAAATTTGTACATATGAAAGCAGGAGTACAAGGGTGGCACCCGGTACCGTCAAGTTGGCGAAACACAATTCCATATTCTTATACTAAAGCTGGAAACTTAACAGTTGGCAATATACGCCAGCATCATTTGTTTCATTATGTGGAAAATGATTTTCTGGATATTGATATAATTAAAAAATTAAAGAAGCTATCAAATGGATGAAGAAGAATTTTTAACAGCTGAACAACTTCAAGCACTATTAGATGTAAAATATGTGTTTACTTATTTTGTGTATTTTGAAAAAGATACAGGGAACATTTTGGCACTGTCTAATGAAAAGTTAGATTATGAAAATTTTGTAGAAGTAGAGTTTGCAGAAATTGAAAAGTTTTTTAATGGCACTGAAAATTTTATTAATTTTAAAATAGCATTTGACAATGACGGATCGATTAAATTTGTAAATAAAAATCAAGGCGATTTAATTTTTAAAACTAATATAATTGAAAACATAAGATTAAGCNATAGNGAAACTATACTTACAGTTGAATGGTCCAAAGATGGTTGGAAATTTATAATGAATGAACTATTTCTTCAGCATCCACGGGCAAAAAGTTTAAATGCAAAACTTCATTTTTTCATAACAAATGACAGTAACATAAATTTATTAATACGNCAATTGGAAGTNCAACTGCGTAATTTAATAGGCAATGGCCACGTATTGGTACCATTTATAAATGACAAAGAAAAAGATATTGAAAACATATCAATGTTCACTTTACCGTTTTTTGAAAGTTACGGGATGAGAATTAAAAATGATTAAAGTAATAGATCAAGACATCGTCTTCCTCAGCTATGATGAACCAAATGCTGAAAAAAATTACGCAGACTTGCTGACAAAAGCACCGTGGGCAAAACGTGTGCATGGAGTTAAAGGTTCAGATGCCGCACATAAAGCCTGCGCCAAACTAAGCGAAACAGAATACTTTATTACTGTGGATGCTGACAACATTGTTGATCCAAAATTCCTCGAAGTTGAAGTGGATATAGACGCATTGGGANTAACAGCAGATCATGTGTTTAGTTGGTGTGGGCGTGTTCATGTTAACGGCTTAGAGTACGGCAATGGTGGCTTAAAAATGTGGACACGTAAATTTGTAAACGAGATGAAAACACATGAAAATTCAGATCCTGATGATGTAAAAGGATTAGTTGAATTTTGTTTCAACGACCTGTATTATCAATTCAACGAAAATTATAGCGAGAGCTTTACTAATGCAACTCCTTTCCAAGCATGGAGAGCAGGATTCCGTGAAGGCGTAAAGATGAGCTTAGACCAGGGCGCAAAAGTAAAAGATCTACGTGGTATATGGTGGCAAAATTATCAGCGTTTATTAATATGGTGCAACATAGGTGCTGATGTAAAGAACGGTGTATGGTCGATATACGGCGCTAGAGAAGGCGCATATCTTACCAATTGCACAGATTGGGATTATGCCAGTGTACGTGACTTTGATTGGCTTACCAATGAATGGGAAACCAAATATAGCAAGATTACTGATAAAATGTTGCCCTACGAAATAATGGGATTAGGTGAAACACTCAAACATGAATGCAAACTAGAAGTAGGCGAAATGGATTCTACCGCTAGTGAATTTTTCAAACGTGTGTATGTTAATACTCCTAGAATCATAAAGAACCGTCAATAATGTACGATATTGTGTTTATCAGCTATAACGAGCTTAATGCAGAAGAAAACTACAATAGACTGTCATCTAGGTTTTCGTCACCTATTTTGAAGAGAATAACCGGGGTTGCAGGCATACACAATGCACATATTGCGGCCGCAAAAAAGGCCATGACAAAAATGTTTTGGGTAGTGGATGGAGATGCTGAAGTACTAGATACCTTTAATTTTAGCTATCAAGTACCCAACACTGAATTGGATTATGTACACGTTTGGCGCAGTCAAAACCCAGTTAACGGACTGGTGTATGGCAACGGTGGAGTTAAATTATTACCACGAAAATTAACAATGAATATGGATAGTAGCCGCATAGATATGACAACCAGTATCAGCACATTGTTCAAACCCATGCCTGAAATAGCCAACATCACAGCATTTAACACAGATCCATTCAGCACATGGCGCAGTGCCTTTAGAGAATGCGTCAAATTATCCAGTAGTAGCATTGAGCGCCAGAATGATATTGAAACACAGCAACGACTAGATACTTGGTGTATGCTCAACGAAGGTGTGCCGTATGGGTTTTATGCCTATTCAGGCGCACTCGCCGGCCGAGCTTACGGAGAAAATAATGCCTCCAATAAGGAGGCATTAAGTAAGATAAATGACTTTACTTGGCTAGAAGTTCTGTGGCTAGCGGAAAAATCTCAGCTATCACTTTAGCGCAAGCAATGGCAACTTCCTGGTGCTCTTTCTGTGTGCCATTAGCACTACGCAATTCAATAAAGTGAATCCAGCTACGCAGTGTTCCATTCATATATAAACGACTTTCTGTAAGGCCTTCTGGCAACACAGCACGAGCTTGTTCTTTTGCTATGCCATTAGCGATAGCCCATTCGTATTCACGTTTGGCCGCATAGATGACTCGTTGTTGAGCTCTGTACCATTCGTTTTGTAACAGTTGATCATCGACGTCGACACTGTTTTGTCTGTTCTTTGGATCTTGCAACCGTGCTTCTCTACATACAAACGACAGGTCTTTAGTAGGGTCAGCATATCGCTGACTGAACTCTTGGAAACTGAAACTTCTATGTCGGAGTATTTGTCTTGCAATATCTCTGGTTGTGGTGATTTCAATACAGGCTGAGACCATTTCAAGTGGGCTCCAGTGTTGGTGTTTGACCAAGTATCGGATGAGTTTTTCTGATGTGTCTGTGTTGAGCTGATTAGAGGGATTGCTGACACGGGCACAATACGCAATGAGTTCCTGTGCGTCTTGTAGACCCATGCCTGCAAATTCTTCGGTTGGCTGACTGTAACTAAGTAATCGAACATTCATGTATTATAACTTCTTCTTCTTAAAAAATTGTTCTGTGCCTTTTTCAATATCTTTTTTAACTCTAGGTGTATCCAGTTTAAAATCAACATTCTCAATATTTTCTTCGTAGTTCTTTACTAGTTCTTGAAGTTGTTTTTCAAAGACACTCCATCCGTCCTTTCGGGCTTCAGCTGATATTTTTACTTCCCAAGTTTTGCCATCTTTGAAATTAATCAATACTGCATGTAAATATTTTATTGGTAGTACATTTAATTGCACTTCAGAAAATATTTCAGGCCAGTGTGCTACGACATCGCTGGGAAGTTTTTTCCCAGGTCGTGTCACTTAGCTTTCTTAGTAGGCACAAGTTCTTCTGCTTTGCGGCGCATTTCAGCGGCTTGTTTTGCCAGCTTATCTGCTTCACTGCGGAATCNTTTTGCTTGAGCTTCTGGAGTCATATCAGTAGGATCGGATGGCATTTCATTTACACTGCCAACTTCTTGTACTTCAACTTTTCCAGTATTTTTTGGCTTTTGCGGTTCTGCAATAGTCGATTTAATCGACAAAGCATCAACTGCAACACCTTGCTGTTCTGCAATAATTTGATTTAATTCACTCAACGGAATACGCACTGTATTATTGGGAATCATATCAACTTGATCAGTTGATACCTTAACTAACATACCTTGTGTATGCATTGCGGCCAGCATAATACTTCCGTCCGGGAAATTGCTACGAGCCATAACTTCGCCAAATTCATTAGCATTTTGACCACCGGTGCTTTCAACTAAATTGATTAAAGCATCGTGATAAGAATCAGGCAAATTTTCTGTTGGAGCAATCAAGCAATTATATGCATCGCCTGGCAGTGTACGAAATACCACAATACACTTTTTACTATTAGTCCTAATTCTACCTACGTGTTTGATTTCTGACATAATTTTATCCTTGTGCTGTTCCAGCCTGAGCAACTTTTTGGGCTTCTGCCTGTTTAGCTACTTGGTCTAGAAAAGCTGTTAATTTATTATAGGTTTGACCAACCATTTGCATTTCGGCTGGTTTAAAAGCACCTCGTGTACTAGCCACGTCAATAATAGCTTTCATTGCACTCAAATCCTGAATGTTTAAATCAGTACCTGGATCTTTGCCCTCAGTTTGCGGTTGTTCTGTTTGCGGTTGTTCTGTTTGCAGTTGTTCTACTTTATCAGTCATAATATCTCCTTATTGAAAAAGCACAATATAATTTATCTGTTTAGAATTCAGGTATAGGCAATCTTGAAAAAACTAAGTTCTTTCTCGACCTCAAATCCTATCTTAGTAATATAAACAATTGTGTTGGTATGATCTAGTACTAGATCCTGTCCTATATAGTATCGCCCGTTAAGATTTTGACGTATCCAACTATCTACTTCTTTAGTGAGATTGGGAGCAAACTTATCTAATGTGGTATAGTTAAAATGCGGGCAAGCAAACTCAACCCTGCGTAAGCCAAAATAATTTAACGGGTTGGGTTTGCCAGCTTTTAATGTCATTCTTTAAATTCGTAGTAGGCGTGTTCGCCCCAAGGAGGGACAATTTTGTCATTACCATGAATAATGAATACTGTATCGCAATAGTTCTCATCTCCCCATGATCCATATGGATATCCATCTGTAAACATGATGAACTTTTTAGGCTGAATATCATTTTCTTTCATGTATTCCCAATTAGCCATAAACTCAGTACCGCCACCACCCATAGGTTCGTACTCGTCAAACTCGTCTACGTTGTAACTATTGTAGTCTGCTTCGTTGTAAACACNAGTATCAAAACACCATACTTTAATACTAAAATCTTGATATTCTTGCATAATACCTTTGATCTCTGTCAAGAAGTCTTTGGCTTGTTCATCGCCAATAGAACCACTCATATCAATGCCTACACAAATATCGATTGTTTCTTTNAAGTTAGTACCTGGAAGAATCGCACCCATGTGCCAACCTTTTCGGTTAGGACGCATAAAACTAAAGTCATCCTTAATAACACTTTGTATTTGCTGACGGATAATTTCACGCCAGTTCATCTTAGGCTCTGTGAGTTCCTTAATCATGCGTTGGATACTTGCAGGAGTATTTCCTGCACCCGCGGCCTGCGCGGCCCCCATGGTTGCTTCACGCATCTCGTCACGAATCTTTTTCAATTCATCTTTGCTGTAGCTNGGGCGATTACCATTGGGGTCTTTTTCGCCCCAGTCGATGTGGTCGTCTAACAACTGGCCAAGTGCATCGAGTTCTTCCTCGTCCATTTCGTCAAAGATTTTNTCATAGATTTCTTCTGCACCCATACCGTANTACTTTGGGTCATGGAAGATTTTAATACCTTCAATTTCGTGATCACCAATACGGTCACGAACAACTTGTCCGTTCACACAATAGTCAGCCGCAATGTTAAAAATACGGTGGTTACGACCTTCGTTACGTCCCATATGATCAAATACGTTGTGCAAGATTTCGTGTGCAATAACAAATTCGATTTGTTTAATTGAAAGAGGTTCAAAAAACTTACGATTAAAATAGATAGCTCGACCATCGGTAGCCGCTGTATGACACCATTCTTCTGCTTCTTTAATTTGCAAACGAGTTGCCATATTGCCAAAGAATGGATGGCGAAGTAGTAGACCCACACGGGCTACAATAATTTTGTCGATAATTGGATCTATGTGTGACATGAATGCTCCTTTACTGTATGTATATATTATAACACCTCCCGAAGGAGGTGTCAAATGGTACTAAACCGTATTATTTACGACTTTCCTTGTCAGTGGCCTGTGCAATGTACTTGCCGTACTTGGCATGGAAGGCATCAAAACATTTNATTTCGTCCGGATCCAACGGCAGTTTGTAAGTGCTTAATGCGATCTTTGTGCCCATAATAACCAATTCAGTTTCAAAGTTATTCATCATAAATTCAAAAAAGTTATTAGTTTGGTCGTTCCAGTTTTTNGCATTCTTTTCGTTTGCATCTTTCAATTCGTAGCACAGGGACACAGTNAAAGAATACATGGCTGAAATTTCTTTTGAGTCCATCTTCTTAACCTTACCACTCAAAATATCGCTAGGGTTAGGCATTTTGCTAGAGTGTTTACGGTGTGCCATAAACTTAAGAGCAAGACCTTCACCAACTGAACCTGATACCAAATCAGTCAATGTGTCATTATCGCAGTCATCGTCGTGCAACAACTCACTTACAAATGACCAGCTACGTGGAGTAGCAAACGAGCGCGAGCTAGCTTTGGGATCAAAGTCGTACAAGTCTTTCTTGCTGAAAGTCAGAAAGCCCACAACATCAGTGTGGATTTTATTATCCACTGCCCAGTCAAAGTAGTCGTCCCAGTCCACTGTCATTTCCAAGTGAACAAAACGATTTGCNAACGGAGCAGGCATACGGAAAGTGACACCTTTGTCAGTTTCACGATTACCAGCCGCTACCATAACAACATTGTCTGGCAAGCTGTAAGTACCAACACGGCGATTCAAAATCAGCTGATAGGCCGCGGCCTGTACACTAGGAGCCGCACTGTTCATCTCGTCCATGAACAGGATAATTGTTTTATGTTTCTTAGAAAGTTCTGCATCNGGCAATTCTGACGGAGGTGCCCAAACCATTTTGCTAGTNTTTGAGTCAAAGTAAGGAATACCTTTGATGTCAGTAGGTTCCCAAAGGCTCAAACGAACGTCGATCACATGAGCATCAAGCTCGGTACCAAGTTGTTTGATAATGTCGGATTTACCAATTCCGGGAGGACCCCACAGGAAAATTGGACGTTTGTTTTTGAACGCTTTGCGCAGGGATTTTTTTGCGCCTTTTGGTCCAACTGTTCGGCTGTTAATTTCTGCCATTTTGCATTTCCTTTAAGTTACGGGTTTAAATTGCTAGGTAATCTTTTACGCTATGTAAGTATTATAGCACCGTTCCAAGGTCACGTCAAGCAGAATCTTCTGTACTTTGCCTATTTTTCATGGCTTTCATTAGCCCAAATTTACGGATGTCGTCCGAAAACATATACAGCTCAAAACTTTTACGTTCGGAAAACACAGTAATACTTTGATTTGTGAGGAAATATGGACAGTCAATATATCTGTCCAAAAAGATTATGGTCTGCGGACTTAGCTCAATCAATTCGGTAAACGGAACTTCATAGCAAGCCAGATCCAATTCTTTTACCAAAAAATCCATTCCATCTTCAGTAAGTCTAAGGCCGCCGCCAATTTTGGTTCTGTTGTTTACAAACCACTTACGTTGAAACAATTGGACATTGGCCTCATCGCTACTCTTGTCCCATTGTTTTAAAAATATTTTGGTATATGTATTGTTTGATATCATTTAACTAAGGTACCGGTTGTGAGTTTATATACCTCAAAATCCGTAGTACCAAAAGTTAAATTTAGTTTTTTTGCTAGATTATGTGCATGACCGGGATTTGAGAAACTTGTCTTTTTGTACTTAGGTCCAGGATAGCTTGTGACNCTACTAAAAGATTTGAGATTGAACGGCTCAGCTTTATAGAACACAGCCCAAATGGCTTCCGACTCTAAAACTTGTTCAGCTTTATAGGTTTTTTTACTGATATACTCTAATAATACTTTTGGTTTTGGTCGACTCATAATATACGTCTCGATATGTACGTATATATTTATCTATTTTTCCTCGCCAAACACTCCACCGTCTAGTTGTATGCTAACTACTTCGTTAGCACTGGATTGTTTTAAANTATGAAATANACTTTCGTAATCTTGCGATAACTTGGNCAATACTTCAGTAAGGGCTATATTAAGTAATCTNGCCTGTTGAATTGTCATCTTTAGTTCTTTTTGTTGAGTCAATTCGGCAGATTTTAACAATTGAGTAAATTGTAATAGTGCGGCAGTATTAATTGGATTTTGCATTTGCCAACACNGCCTTCATTTCAAACTCACTCATAAACGGACCTTTATTTGGATAACGTTCAATTGTAATTAGTTTAGGACAAAAACTACGTACCCAACCTTTTTCAAATTTGATTGTGTAGTAACCTGCACAATACAAACTTTTACTGGCATTTGATTTAGTAAACAACGGTAGCTTACGTTTTACATCATACATACTGTTATAAGGTTTACACATAGCTGGAAATCCGTGCACCTCATGTNTTTCAGGTTCTGCAGAAGTTACTTTAACTTTGGTATTCTTTAAAAAGAACTCTTTACCAAATTGTTTTTGTAAGTCTTCTTTTTTGTTAAACATCACTTCACCGTTGGTGCTGGATAACACAAAACGATTGTTTTCTTTTTTGTGTAGTGTGGCAATTTTGTTGCCGTCTTTTTCCACGATCCAAAATTTGCCATCTACAATGGGCTTTGCGTGTATCTCTGTCATAGTTGTTCCTCGAATAAGTTTTGTGCGGCTTTGGTAGTTGGATATTTTGCTTGAAACGGTTCAGCATACGTTTGTATGTTGTCTGCAATTTTTTTCATGTCCCATGCATTGCAGAATTTAAGCATACGAATACCCACTTGATCTACACTCTTAGATATTGCGTTTGTTTCAATTGTTTCACGAATACATTGTTTAATGTCTTCGGGTTGTGCTGTTAAATCGCACAAGTGTACGTTACGCAAATAATCCTCTAACACACGATGTTCTCGACCATCGTGGTCGACCCAACGTTGCAACATGAGATTGTTCCAAGAGAACCCTTTGCTCTTACGGTCTTCAAATGCTTCAGTAAGACCAACTTTGTTTTTAGAACCTTTAGTACGCACACCTGGATATGCCGAAAACACATTATCGCTAGTGTCGCCACGCATACATTTTTCGAACAGCATCCATTCTGGATCTTGTGCGGCCTTAGGCTCGCCTGTCTTTTTGTCTTTAACAGGTTTGCCCTTGGCATCAAATGTGCCTTCATGCGTGATATGCAAATCGCCTACACCGTTATACTGACTTACATTATGTTTAATCAATTGCGCAAAGTCGCCATCTGTACTAATGATAACATGTTTTGCATCCGGATGAGCTTGTGTCCAACCTGCAATCAAATCGTCAGCTTCTAAACGTGGATGCTGTAGTATAGTGCAATTAGTTTTTTCGGTAACAAATTTTTTAAATTCGTCAAATGCTTCCCAGAACAATTTGTCTTCTTCTTGTTCGCGTTCAGTTAATGCATCTCTAGCTTCTTTACGATTGGCTTTGTAAGGCTTGTAAAAATCTTTGCGCCAGCTTCGACCCTCGAGGCAGAACACCACATGGCTACCACCAAAGTCTTGCCATGCTTTTTTAATACTGTTGAGGGTAATGTGGAATGCCATACCCAACTTAATGTCAGCACTGCCTTGAACCACGTGTCTAGCACGAAAGAATGTGTTAGCAGTATCAACTATAATATATGTCATCCAATTTCCGATCTGTTTGCGTCCAGTTTCTGAACATTAATAAAACCTTGACTACGATTCAAATCCAAACCCTCATCACTAAGCATGTTACGTGCTAGTGTTTTAAACCACAAGTCAACAATCAATTCATCAGTATCACCTTCGTAACCGTAACCTGCTTGTCTTAATTGTAGCACAAAATATTCATTCCAGTCAAGCTCAAAAAATCCATTTGCTGGATTATCTTTGTTAACATGCGTTTCTAGTACAGCTACCCACGGTTCTTTTCTTTTGTTAGCACGTTCTTTTGGAGACATTTTAGCATGTTCTTCTGCTTCCTTAGCTTTGCTTGCTTCAGCTAACGCTAAGTCCTTTTCTTCAATTAACTTTGTAATACCAAAAATCTTTTG